GTCGTCACCATATGTGCGCAAGCAACACGATTGTCGAAACTGTGTTTTTCCCTCCAAACACAGAGCGCGAGCCATAGTAACCAACTGAGCGTTCCGGAAATAGAACGTGATCCTGTGCACAAACGAGTTGTACGCAGAGTTCATGAAAGTGGTTACAGCCACTCCAGTCGGATTGGTACCCTCAACATCGAAAATCGCCCCCAACATCTCGTACACAGGAGTTTCCAGAGCTACTCCAATGTTACGCACCATCAGAACATCCGCATCGGACCAACCAATTGCCGTAGCAACGCGCACAAGAACGGCCGTGATTCTGCGCACAAAATCAGGAGGAATGGAGTTGTCGTAGTTGGAGTAATCCCCAGCGAGGCGCATGTATGCGTGGTACGCCTCAAGATCGGCCATCAAGCGCACCCAATCACTGGACATCACGTCGATACCCACAGAACACTCAGAGATGGCAGGGTCTTGTCCAATAACAGTGAACAGTGGCACCAACCACCGTCGAACAGCGATGTTAAAGGAGGTTTTTCCCACAAAGAACACTCGCAGCTTTAGTGTTTCCGTGCTCACGGGTTCATCCTTCAAACCTGCAACAAACACAGCCGCCCCACGAGGGTTCTCGCGCAACCGCGTTTCCATCTCTTCTACGCCTTGCAGGAGCGCCTTGTTGGGGTAGTAGTTGATACGTCCCGGATAAAGGTGGTCCGTTTCTGACGGATGAAAACGCTCACACAGAACGTCCGTGCACTCGCGGTTGCACGCCTCATTCATATGGTCGCGCTTCTTCCCTTGGAACCCAAATCCAGCAGCAGTGCCCAACGGAATGGGTTTGATATCCCCCCCCTGTTTGCCACCATTTACGCCCTCAAAAATGGACAAGGGACGCACAGCAGTGGGATGCCGTCGCGCCGCATCCTCCCACTGGGCAGAAAGATCGTCCTGAGCGGCGTCCAAAATGGGAGTGGGCACCTCAATGTCGCAACGAACCATGCGATGCAAGCACCTGGCAAAAACGGTTCCGTCACGCTGCCTCGGCGGAACCGTGTGCACTAATGGC